ATGTCGACGTAGGTTGGGAAAGGTCAGAGCCCATTGTGTAGCAGATAAACACCTACTTCCAAGTCTCGGCTGGGGCGGACTCACATGAAGCACCTCTTCGAGTTTGATGGAACCGTAACAGGTTCCGTCTGACTGAAACAATCTACATGAAACTTAAACGTTATTACTTCGTAATAACGATTTGATCTTAATATTCATTTACTTCTATCAACAAACGAAGTGCATAGTTTGAGCGATAGCGAAAACAAATATCTACGAAGTAGATATTCAAAATGATAACTAAATACATTATAATCACAAAGGACTTTTCTAGATGGATGTATTTGAGGTAATAAAAATTGACGAAAGATCGATTGGAGGTCTTCCAGGTTGGAGTTTAGTTCGTCGTGGGAGAGATTGGGTAGCAGTAGACCCTGAAGGAACAACTAGAGCATCTGGAAGAATTCCTGGTAATGTTGAAGCGCAAGCAAGAGATTATGCTGCAAGAGCTTCTAGTTCAAGGCCTTCGTCTACAACACAAGAACCTGATTCAGAAAGACCGAGATCCCAAGAACCTGATTCAGAAAGACCAACAAGAAGAACTCCTATTTCTCGTCGCGATAGAGGACCTAATACAAGAAGAGAACCTAGTTTAACTAGAGACGTTGAAGTAACTCGAAATGCTGATGGAGAACTTAGAGCAGGTCCTCGTCCAGGTACTCCTACAACACAAAGTTTAACAGCAGCAGAACGTAGAAGACTTTCCAGAACTGGAAGTATAACACGTCGCGGTATAACATACACAAGATCAGATATTGCAAGAATGGATGCCGAAGTTGAAAGGCTTAGAGGGTCTGATGCTGGCAGAGACATCCGTCCAGGCGATGATAGAGCTGCAAGTCAAAACAGAAATCCAAGCCCACAAGATCCACCGAAAGTTCCTGGATCAAGCATACTAGGAAAAATTGGTAAATGGTTACTTAGAGTATTCGGAAGTCAAATTGCAAACGCAATACAAACTGTAATTAACCTTTCTGCATTAGAAGATGCACTCGACGCATATTGGAGAGCTGTTGCAGACTATTCAGCCACACTTGATGAAGCAGGAAAGCAGCAGTTAAGACAACAGTTAAGAGCTGACAGTGTTGCAGGATTACCTCAACCACTTGTACCTGCTTACGTAGATGCATTAGAAAGAGTTGTTGAAACTATAATAGAAGGCATTGTAGGTGCTATAATGGGTGTGCTTGGTTTTGCAGGCGCAGCAAAAATACTAGCATTAATTGGCGTTTCTACAGGCGGAACAGGTATTATAGTAGCACTACTAGCAGGTGGTGCTGTAGCGTTCTTTGGAACACAAATTATTTACGACCTACTTGAAGAAGCAGGCGTTAATGATTATGTAGAAAGACAATTAGGCAGTGAGTTTTTTACTCCTAACATGATAACCGGAATGAGCTTAGTAGCTGATGGAATGCAAGTGTGGTTAGGTGGAATATTAGATATGTCAGACGAAGTTGCTTCTCGATTCTTTATGGGATGGGCTGTTCCATCCGGTGACGTTGTTAGAGATTCAATTGAGTTTGAAGCAGACGAAGCAGATGAAGAAACAGATAAAATAGACGGTGAAGCTGCTGAAGCTAATCTAAAACGTTTTGTAAAATCTGATCCTAAACTAATGCAAGCATTTAAAGCTGGTAAAGAAGAAGCTAAACAGATTATAAGAGACTTATAATAGACTTATAATAGAGGCAGTCCGCTTTTCTCGGTTGCCTCTATATTAGCTTTGATTATGTTGTTAAAAATTTCAAGATCTTCATAGCTCATATGAAACATTAGATCTGTGTAAGTCATCGTTCCACGCAAATACCATCCGATACGATAACGCTCATCTTTGATACGCTTTACTTCGTTTTCGTAATCTTTAACTAGCTTTAAGAGATCAGATTCCTCGAGTGTAAGAATTTCAGTCCGAAAAAATTTGAGTAATCCAAGTCAATTTTTGATTTGTAAGAAACACCACATTCTTCGTTAGCACAAGTAACTTCCATAGCAGGAACACGCCATCTATTGCTTAGATCAAAAATGTGATCTTTAAGTTTATTGTAAAATATAGCATCGTTGTGTACAATAAATTCTGTAATTGCACTTAGGTCTGTTTCTGATTCTGTGTTGTTTGTGATAGATCTAATATAAGATATAGCTACTCGCAAATTTAAATCATTTGTTTTAGTATAGATTTCTTTACTTGCAGCATCTTTTTGTTCATCGGTAAGATCTTTTTCTCTAGCAATTTGCAAAAGCTGTCTTTCAAATGCATAGTTTTCTACACTAAAGTCTGTCATTTGTTTGTATGTTAGCGGTTTTAAATGGAATGTAAGATCGTCAATTTTAAATTCACTTTCAACTTCAAACGATTCGTATGTTTGAATCATTTTTGTTAAACTCATCTGACTTTCTGTATCTGAATCACAGCTATTGCAGTGTGTGCTAATAAGCATCTCGTCACCGTATGTTGCAATTCTAATAGCAATTAAAACGTAATCAATGTCAAATCCAACCAGTTTCCATGGATCAATTATTGTAGGAATACAGCTTTTAATAACTCTTGCAGTTGCTTCACCGGAAAATAGTGCATCAGGAGTTTTAAAAAGTATTTCATCCATTGCATTCATTCCGAATACAGGAATCTGTACATGCTGATTGTCTTCTAATACTGTTTCGTCGTAGTAGATTCCTTTACTAGGTAAGTCGATAAAAAGTTTTGGTTGTCTTTGATAATTTTGAAGAAAACTACTCATATTATTATTCCGCTAAATAAGTTTATAGTATATTTATATCCTAAAAACTACGTAGATTATAAATTGGAAACAAAATGTCAGGTACAATAGACTTAACTGATCCGCGACAAATGCAAGCTTTTGTAGCTGCCTTACGTCAAGCCGGAGTTGGAAGTGGAACACAAGGCGGCGGCGGAGGCGGCGGAAATCAAGGAGGTAGCACTCCGTCAAGAAGAACAAACTTCCAAGGACAAGCTAGAGAAGCCTTTTCTGGGTTTGCTGACTTTCTAGGACAAGCTGGCGGTAGTGTAGATCAGTTTGCTAGAAGCACATTAAACACAGTACCAGTTTTAAATCTATTCAGCGGTGTTGTTGGCGATGCAACACAATTTTTAACACGCACAAACGATACATTTAGAAATTTATCTTCTGTTGGTGCAGGATTTAATGGCGATCTTGGTGCGTTAAGGGCAGCAGCAGCAAATACTAGAATGCCTCTAGACCAATTTGCTAATCTAGTTGGAAGAAACAGTCAACAGTTAACAGCACTAGGTGCAGGTGTTAACGGCGGTACTAGACGTTTTGCCGAACTGTCAAGAGCAATGTTTGAAGACGGCAATGTTATTGGAGGCATGTTAAATCTTGGATATAACATAGAACAAGCAAACGAAATGCTATTAGAGCAAGCAAGTCTTAACTCTCGTTCTTTTAGAGCACAAGGAATGAACGATGCTCAAATTGCTCAAGCTACACTTGCAATGGCTGAAAATATTGCAGTAATGGCTGAAATTTCAGGAGAAAGTAGAGAAGCTGCAAGACAGAAGCTAATGGAAGAGCAGAGAGATGGTAAAACTATTGCTGCTTTAAGACTTGCAGAAATGAATGGTGCATTAGATGCACAACAAAGACTAACACAAGCATCAACAGCAGTTGCAGTAGCAGGTGATGATGCTAGAGCACTTCTACAAGATTATGTTCACCTTGGAGCACCAGCAACAGATGCAACTAGAGAGTTTGCTGCACTGAATCCGGAACTTGCTGCCACTATGCAAGAAATGGCTAACCTTTCAAAAGTTAGCAATGATGTAATGAGTGCGCAAGAAAAAGAAAGACGCATGGCTATTCTTAATGAAAGATTCTTAGCACAATCAGCAGCAGTAAGTCGAGACAGAAATAGATTACAAATTGCAACTACAGGCAGTGTTAATAGATTTGGTGCATCTATGGCTGACACTATATCGTCTCTAGAAAATTATAGCAACAGTGTTGAAGAAAATCAACAAGCTCTACAAAGACAAGAAAATGAAGCAGCAAGACGCGAAGGCAGAGCAGCTAGAACTATTACTAGAGATATGGCAGCAGCAAATCTTTTACAAAGAACCAGAGAAAATGTAGAAAGTCAAATGGCAGGCGGCGCTGACGGCCAAGCTATCTCTAGAGAGCTAAACATGAGCACTATTGCTCTTGCTAACTCGGCAGCTACAGTAAATTCGGAAATTGCAAGAAATCTAAGTGCAAATACTACTTTACAAAATAATATAGCTGAAAGTCTAGCAGGATTAAGAACTGTAGCACAAGGTGTAGGAATTGCAGGAGCAGCAACAGTATCTGGGTTAACTCCTGGCAGTGTTGATCCAGCATCATTAGCAACTAATCAATTTAGAACACTGTTTGAACCTTTAATTAGTAATGGTTCGATGAATACAAACATCACAAACTTTGGTGAAATACTAGCACAACTTGGCACACTCACACCTGATCAAATTGAAGATATTATTAGAATAGAACAAGAGAGAAGACGTGCTGAAGAAGAAGGCAGAGCAGTTGGTGGACCAATACGTGCAGGTAGAACTTATAATGTAGGCGAACAAGGTCCTGAAACTATTATTCCAGGAACAGACGGAACGGTTATTCCTAACATGCGCCGAGAGTTTGCAAGTTTAAGAAATGCAATGATGTCAGCAGGAATGCCTGTGAGCGAAGAACAACAACGACAACTTGCACTAGGATTAGAATCTCGCTTAGGTAATCTAATGCCGAACATAAGAAATATTAGCCCAAGGCGCCAAGACGGAACAACCGGACCGCAGTTTGATCCTAGAGAACTTGTAGAAACAATGAGACAATCTTTAGGATCTATAAATTTAGATCTAAGTACAGAAAAAACAGAACAATTACTTGACAGTCTTAACCAGAGTATGCTACAATTAATTAATATAAATAGTACACAAGTGCGAAATCAGACAAGACATACAAATGCAATTAAAGGTGCAGGAAATTTATTACAAGGGGTAGCCGTTAGATGAGTTGGAAAAAATACTTTACACCAGTCCCAACAGGTGACAACCCTAACGGCGCTTATTCTCCTATTAGTGGAAGAAATGGCGCAGGCGTATCAGGTCCTGCAAGAACAAACTATTCAAGCTATCTACCCGATGTTTATGTAGGTTCGCCTAATCGTGTAGAACGTTATGGTCAGTATAATACTATGGATTTAGATTCAGAAGTTAATGCTGCCCTTGATATACTTGCTGAATTTTGCACACAAAAAGGCAAAAACAATACCAGTTTTGATTTTGAATTTAATAAAAAAGCAACAAATTCAGAAGTACAAATACTAGCACAGTATCTAAAACAATGGGTTAAATTACAAAATTTTGAGACACGAATGTTTAGAATTTTCCGTAATGTATTCAAATACGGAGATCAATTCTTTTTAAGAGACCCAGAAACTAAAAAATTATTTCATGTTGATCCTGCAAAAGTAACACGTATTATTGTTAATGAAAGTGAAGGTAAAACTCCTGAGCAATATATTATTAAAGATGTTAACTTAAACTTTAAAGAATTAGTAGCAACATCTACACATATTACTAATGGTAATATACAATCACCTAATATGCCTGGAGGAAACGGTTACTTTACCGGAGGCGGCCAAGGTATGGTCGGAAACTCTCCTATTCAAGCAGGTACAAGATTTTCAATCGAAGAAGGCGAAGTTGCAGTTGATGCAAAACATGTTGTTCACTTATCATTAAGTGAAGGACTAGATAACAACTATCCTTTTGGTAACAGTTTATTAGAAACTATTTTTAAAGTTTACAAGCAGAAGGAACTGCTTGAGGATGCGATAATCATTTATCGTGTCCAACGTGCGCCAGAGCGCAGAGTATTCTACGTTGATGTGGGTAACATGCCAAGTCACTTGGCGATGCAGTTTGTTGAAAGAGTTAAGACGGAAATCCATCAAAGAAGGATCCCATCGCAGACAGGCGGAGGCACAAATGTCATAGACAGTTCTTACAATCCGCTTTCAATCAACGAAGATTACTTCTTCCCTCAAACTGCTGAAGGTCGTGGATCTAAAGTTGAAACACTTCCAGGTGGTACTAACCTAGGAGAAATTGATGACCTTAGATACTTCACTAATAAGCTGGTACGCGGCTTACGTATCCCATCTTCGTACCTTCCAACTGGAGCTGATGACGGTGCAACATCGTATAATGATGGACGTGTGGGAACAGCATACATTCAAGAACTACGCTTCAACACTTATTGCGAACGTTTGCAAGGCCTAGTTGTAGAAGAATTCAGTCAAGAATTTAAACGTTTCTTACTTGAAAAAGGTGTAAACATTGACACTAACATGTTTGACCTTAAATTTGTACCTCCACAAAACTTTGCAAGTTATAGACAAGCAGAACTAGACAACAGTCGTGTTCCAACATTTACACAAATGAGTGCAATACCTTATGTGTCTAATAGATTTGCTCTTAAGAGATTCTTAGGACTTTCTGAAGAAGAAGTAGCAGAAAACGAACGTTTATGGCGTGAAGAAAATGACGAAATGCTAGACCAACCTGCAACTGATGCTGCTGGCGAAATGCGTAGTGCAGGAATCAGCAGCGCAGGAATTAGTGCAGACTTAGACGGTGCAGAAGACTTAGCACCAGAAGAAGGTGAGCCTGAAGTTGGTGCAGAAGCATCACCTCCTGACACAGCAACAGGCGGTACAGCAGCACCTACAGGCGCCCCAACTGAGCAAACGATATAAATACTACTATGATACTGAGAGAACTTTTTTATTACGATAAAGAAACAATTGAACCGATCGAAGACGATCGCTATGATCCTCAGTCTGACGACAGTATTGTTGATCTTGACGATACTAGAAAAACACGTCTTACACTTCGCCAGATTAACCGTGCAAGGAAAGCAAGCGAGCTACATACAGAAGAAAAGTCAAAAGAATTAGACTTTGTTAGACAGATGTATGGTATAGCAGCGCAAGCAGCCGCTGCCGGGGTATAATGGCAAAACTTGATAAATCTCAATATTCAAAATCTGAATGGCACATCATCAGAAATCAACGTCGACGTGAAAAAGACGAAAAAAAATTTATTAAAGAACAAAAAGAATCGATAATAGAACGTGCTCCAATCATAAAGAAAAATACAGCATTTGTATTAGGAAATGGTACTAGTAGAGCTCCTATAAATCCTGAAGACCTAAGACCGTATGGAACAATATACGGATGCAACGCACTTTATAGATCTTTTGAACCTGATTATTTAATTGCAGTTGATACTAAAATGATTTTAGAAATCAACAAATCGGGATATCAAAGAAAACACGAAGTGTGGACAAACCCTAATAAAGCATATCAAAAAATGTCAGGTTTTAATTTCTTTCAACCTTCAAAAGGCTGGAGTTCTGGACCAACTGCATTATGGTTAGCTAGTCAACATTATTACGAAACCATTTATATTCTAGGATTTGATTATAGAGGGTTAGAAGAAGGCAAGCGTTTTAATAACATATATGCAGATACAATGAACTATAAAAAAAGCCAAGATGGCGCAACTTTTTTCGGCAATTGGCTTAGACAAACTAAAAGTGTTATACAAGAATATAAAAATATTAACTTTGTAAGGGTTATAGCACCTGATAATTATCAACCTGAAGAACTAAATAAATTTAGTAATTTTAGTACTATTACAGTAGAAAATTTCCAGAAAATCTTCGGGTTTTCTGCCATCTGTTAAAAAAGACGCCGTTTTTGGCCTATTTCTGCGCATATTTCTCCCTATTTGTTAAATACAACTGACAGCCTTACCATAGGTAATACATTTATAGGAGAAAGTAATGGCAAATCGCAATAAATTTGAAGAAATGCTTGAGCGCCTAATCAACGAAGATCGTGAAGGTGCAGAAGAGCTATTCCACGAGATTGTAGTAGAAAAATCA